TCTTGAGGCGTGGCAGCGTCTGCGATTTCTAGCGTTTCCTCTGCTAAACTTCGGCCACCACGCGCCCGCGCACGCGCAAGGGCAGAAGCCCGTGCTTCGCCCCCTCTATCGATCCAATCATAGAAAGCTGTGTGGCTTACCTTCAACGACCTTGCCAAGCTGAGAATGGTTTCTCCTTGTGAGAGTCTGTCTAGGATGGTAATTTCGCCACCGGCAGCGTGAATCTTCTTGTTGACATCAGTAGCTTCTTTGCGTGCAAGAGCTGCTTGCTCTTTGAGACCCATCTGCCTTTCGGCAATGTTGTCGGCCACTTCTGCAAGTGTTTGTGCTTTACGTTTTGGTTCAGCCATTCAGATATTCCTCAATTGTTTTGATTGCTTCGGCAGCTGATCTGGCGACCACTGCTCGATACCCTTTTGCATTTAACTGCAAACCCACAGCGCTTTGCTTGGCTGAGACCACACCGGCCTTGGTCTTCATCTCCACAAATAACGCATGAAAGCCGTTTTTAGGCTCCAAGACGCAAAGGTCAGGCATCCCTGCCAATACCCCTTCAGAATGCAATCTGACGCGCTCTGAGGCCGTTCTATCGCCACCATTGGGTATTGCCGCAATGATGATGTCCGGATAGAACGCTCGAAAGTGTTGCACCACTTTGACCTGGTCAATGTGTTCAATGCTTTTTCTTTTGCGTTTTAAGTCAACCACCATTCCTCGGATTCTATAGCCGAGGGTTTGGTCTGGAACATATGACATCGGTGCTTGACATCAGTCGGGAATGCAGCCAGTCCAGTTCGGCTGCACTGATGTTCGGACCATGTAACAGTTGCCCATCCACCTTTGACCTTTGCCTGGTCAAACATCCACTGCAATGGTTTGGCGTTAACCTTCCTGTGCCTTTCCATCTGCTCGGCTGGCATGGACTGGCGTTGCTCTACCATTTCCGCATTAGCGCATTGATGGCAGAAAACGCGCTCATCTTCGATGAAATCTAAATTTGTGGATAACCTGTGCATAACTTTCCTTTGTGTTGGACCATCAAATGCTCGTTTCTAATACGGAAAACCCTTAAGGAATTTTCCGCCTTTCCGCATTAGAAACTGAAGTACCTTCCAAGCCGAGACTGGTCTGTGGATAAGTGGGTCTAATGACCCCACTTATCCAACAATCCCCGCCATTGTCTAATACGGAATTCCGTATTAGTTCCGCATTAGTTCCGCCTTTCCGCATTAGACTAGTCACATCAACCTTACCCAGCCAGACAGTGGCTCGTTTGGTGCGAATCTGGTGAAGATGGCCGTGCCAATATGCTTGCGGATATAGCCTGCGTCACTGCCTTTGACGCTGCTAAAGATTTCAGTCCAGTCCAGTTGATAGGCGTTTTGGAGTTCTTTTGGCACAACGGGCCTGCCTGGTCCTCTTCGCATAATGACGCTGCCTTTGTCATTGATGATGGCTTGGACATGGTTGCAGACTTCATCGCACTTGTCTTGGATGCGCTGCTCTTTGGCGTTGTCTTGTTGGGACTGTTTGGCGGCCATTCGGTCTTGTTCTGACGACATGGCTGGAATTGCCACCCGACAAATAATCTCTTGCAGATCACCAGCTGGGGTTAAGACAACTTCTGGGAATGTGATGGAGTCAAACTTGATCTCTCTGAATTGTGGCTCGTAGCGCGTTTTGGTGAGCTTTAGGTAGCGCTGGTTATCCTCATCCATGAAAAGCACGCCTGTCAGGGTTGCATCGCCTGTGAATGCTGATGCACCACGGGCCATGGCATCGGAGTCTTGTCTGGAGATTGTTTTGTTTGTGTGGGTCAAAATGCAGACTGGCGCTTTTTGTTGAATGAAGATGGTCTGCTTGATGGCGGCAATGTAGGCTCCAACTTCAGAGTTGTCATTCTCGTTGTCAATGTCCATGGTCGCATTGGCCGTGTCCAAGACTAATAATGGCTTGATGCCATTAACTGTGTGGCGCTCAATATTATGTGCAAGTCTGAGTAAATCCTTGACATTAGACCTTCTGGCATCGATAACCACAAACCAGTCGTTTAGGTTATTTATCCCATAATGCTTTGAATATGCAAATAGTGTTCGGATTATCTGGTCACTGTCTTCAGTCACGATAATTGACTTGCGTTTCTTTTTAGCGTGAATCTCGCAGCCATCAACTTTAAACCCTGCCATGACCATGCACATTGACAGCACTGCCGTGGTCTTTCCGACTCCAGGCTGACCGGCCAAGATGAAAAAGCTATGGGCCATGAAACCTTCGATCAGGTAATCGATGGGGTTGAGGTGCGTAAGGTCTAGCGTCAGCTCTGGCCATGACGGGTCTGGTGCATCAGTTGAAGCTGGTGCATTGATCACCGCGGCAAAGTCTTCCACCGCGCTTTTCCTTTCGGACTGCTTAGTTGGCGGCTCATAGCCACAGTCCTTGGCGTGCTTGAACAGTGTGCCAATGCCAACACCTTTGCCCTGGTGAAAGCTCTTCCAGTGGACTTCAATGTCCTTGGTCCCAGCAAACTTGTTGCCGGCCATAGACCATGTCATCCATGGGCCGAGACCAGCCTCGCCAAATTCAGTGTGCAGCGCTTGGCCAAGCTCAATCCACTGGTCATAGTCGCAGTCTGGGCTGATGTGGTGCAAAGCCTTGATGGCACGATCAAGATCGCTGTCATCCAGTCTTGATCCTAATTGCGTGAAATCAAATGATTGGCTTGGTGGTGCAGGCTTTGGCTCTTGCAGCTGGTGCTGCTCAATGATGCCCCAGTCTTGGAGCAAGGCATAAAGGTCCACTGCCTCTTGGAATTCACCGACCACCGCATTGCCACTGAGTAAGACTGACTTTCCGGCACTGTTTGGGAGGCCAAATACTTCGAGTTCTTGGCCACCGCCCAACTTGTATTTCGGCAGCACCAGGTCAGATTCTTTGGGCGGTGTAACCCATAAGAACACATGGCGGCCACGGCCTGAGACAGAAACCTCGGTCAGCATCTTCTTTTGCTTGACATACTTGGCCATGCGCTGAATGGCCACATTGGTCGGGCCAGAGGCGTGCTTCATGTCCACATCGAGGCAAACCAAATAGTTACCTGATGCGCTGATGATGGGGCGCTGCTGGACTAAGCCAAGATACTGGCCATATGGGGCCTCTTCCATGGTCCAGACATCTTCTAAGTTGTAGAGATCGCTTGGGTCTGTATCCCGTGCCACGCCTTGGCCAGATCGCTTGTAAGGGATTTTCTTATTGCCTTGCAGGGCAAATGTGCAGAAGACAGCATCTGGGGCGACAGCGCCTATTTTGCAGGCGACAGACTGGGACTGGCTGAATGTATCTGGCAGGGGTGTTTCAGTTATAGTTGACACTGAAATTCCTTTAAGTTGGGGTTTCATTTGTAAGTTGCCATGAGAGTTGACCTTTGACCTGGCAGTGTTAACGCGCTGTCAGGTCTTTTCTTTTGGCAGGGGATGTGATTCTATTCTTTCGCCTTGACAAGACTTGGCGCAGCCTGCTTCTCACCCACTAGGTCTTCGCTGACCTCGACACCAAGTTTTAAGACAGCACTGGGCGACTTCAGTTCCCAGGCACTCATGTTGTCTTTAAATGCTTCCATGACCAGTGCTTCGTCTTTCCAGAATTTTGTCTTACGGCCTGCGCGCATGGCCCAGCCAGTGATTGTTTGGCCATTAGTCAATTGATATTTGGCGGCAGACTGCACTGCATCGGCCCATGCGGCCACCAGTGATGCGTTGTCCAGCATCTCTGGGGTAACAGTCATGTCGGGCTTGAAATCGCTTCTAGCGACCTCTTGGACCTTCTCGCGCATACTGGGGCAGATGGTCTTGGCCTTGCAGTACCGGCAGGCATCGGGGCTTGGGTTTGTGGGTGCATCGCCTGTGAGCGCCAGCTCGGCTGCCGACTTGAGTCTTTCACCATGCAAATTTAAATAATTGCCAGACACTGTCCACTTGCTGTGGCCAACCCGCGGCTGGAATATGTGCATGGTGCAAGTGATAGTGCTTGGCGCTTTGAGCTGGCGCATTGCTCCAAGGGCATAGGTCAGCAGCTGCTTGTTGTCCTGGGCATCCACAGCCACACGGCCAGTCTTCAGATCAATGACATGGAGATGGTCTCCATCGACCAGAATGGCATCGGCTGTGCCACCAAGTGCTGGGTGCAAAGACTTCAAACCCTCATCCAAGTTGACCTCGATCATTTTTTTGCGCGGATTCTCGACCAGAGTGTTGACAAAGTTGGCATAACCTTGGGCCATTGAAAGATGGTCCGGATCAGTTCCGGTTGGTATCTCACCATTGCGCAGAATGATCTCAGACAGTTCATGGATCGCTGTGCCAATGGCAGCGGCTTCGCCTGCTGGCTCGTAAGGCATGAGGGATTCAAGCCTGTATGAGCCAGGGCAAGACATGAAGCGGTCTGTTCTGGATGCTGAGAGTCGGGCGTGTGCTCTGGCTTTATGTTCAATTTTGACATTCATTTCATTCTCCACAAAAACAAGGTATTGATTCTTCATTGGCATCAAACATATCGCGCTGATCCTGGCTGAATTTCATGATCTGCGAATAGCTTGGTCGTTCTTGCCTAAATACAGCGTCTGATGGCTTCTTGGCTGTGGTCATGGCAAATTCCTCCATCTTGGCCCACCAAATGGCCCGGCTTGGGTCTTCCTGGACAAGTGACACAATCTGGGCCATTGGCTTTAAAAAGCAAAGGTCGCAGTTGCCATGCATGGTCACGCCATTCATGTTCGGCAGGCCCAAGTCAAAGTCAGACTCTCTCCAAAACTTGCCAACAATTTCCTTTGTGACATTGTCTGACCACAGTGGGATGCGTGATTTGTCTTCAATCTTTGCAGCTCTGCGCTCTTCATCGGCTCTGATTCCGACCCAGCACATATTCTCAATAGCCGAATAACCCGTGTCCCCAAAAATTCTAAGGTCACGCATATATTTGGCTTGGGGCCTGATCTTGAGCTGGGCCGTGCAAATCCTTTTGACTGGTGATGGCAAATAGTTGTTTTTTCGGATCAGCTCCTCAAAAGGCTCACCCTTTCGGCTGGCTGATTCATAGTCCACCACGGCATAGCCCTGGTCGTTATTGCGGTATTCAATCCAATGAATCTTGACATTCCATCGGGTTTCACACTCATGGATAAAGGCCAAAGTGGCCTCATCTTCTTTTCCAGTGTTTTGAAAACAGACAATTGCTTGGTCTGGCAGGCTCATGTCGTGAGCCTCTAAGATTTTCCAAAGCATGAATGCACTGGTCCGACCGCCAGAAAAGCTAATGCAAGTTGGCTCAATGATCTTGTACGGGTTTGACACTTTTTCTCCTGGTTAAATAATTTGACTGACCACATTCAGCTTCTTTAAGACCTTGGCCAAGACATTGTGGTCCAGACTGGCTTTGATGGTCAGAATGTAGATGACGGGTGGAATGCCTGATTTGTTGATGTTCTCGACCCTGCTGCTGGCCTGCTCCAGTGCTGATGTGGACCAAGTGCATTCGACAAAGACAATCGTGTCGGCAGCGGATAGGTCCACACCTTCAGACATGGCAGCAATGTTGCCGATGATGCATTTGGTTTGGCCAGACTGAAAATCTGCAATGGCTTGGTTGCGCTTCGGTCCTGACGTTTCACCCGTAATGACCACGGGTTTGTGTTCTTTCAGCTCATCTTGCAGGGCTTGGACCACATCCTTATGGTGCGCAAAGACCACCACCGGCTCATTAGCCTGGAGCAAGTCATCGATGAATTCACTGGCAGCCTTGACCTTGCGCATACCGGCCTCGCGCATGATCTCGGCCAAGCCTTCAAAGGCCAGCAAGGCATTGGGGTTGGCCATCAAGGCATCGGCATCAAAGGCTTGCTCCCGCTTGTCATTGGCCAAGTCAAACGTGATCAGACTGACCTGTGGGTCTTTGTAGTCTTTGAAGATGTTTTCTTTTTTGCGTCTCAGGACATGGGGCTTCATCAGTTCTTTAAGTTCGACCAGGTTAGACGCGCCACTGGTGTCTAAGCCCCATGGCGCATTCCACATCTTTGCGTATCTGGCTGCAAAGTCAAACCAGCCGCCTCGGTAGATGCCAAGGCCGTGCAGGATGGGCCACAGCTCGATGGGCCGATTTGGAATTGGCGTGCCCGAGCAGGCATAGACATAGTCAATCTTCTTCATGGCCAGCATCGCGGCCTTCGTTCTTTGGGCCTTTGGATTCTTAATCCTGTGGCACTCATCGAGAACCAGTGTGTTATATCTGTCCAAATCCGTTTGTGCATATTGCAAAACATCGTAGTTGATGATGGTGATATCTGCTGAATTTGGCAGTGCAGCCTCGCGTTTTCCATTGATGACATGGACCGAGACGTTGGGGGCGAGCTTGGCAAATGCAGACTCCCAGACTGTTTTGGCAATGGCTGGGCAAACGATCAGGGCGGGGAGGTTTTCTAGGGCAGCAGCTGCTGTGGGTAGCGTCTTGCCAACCCGTGGCTGGTCGGCCAGTATGGCCCTGCGCCTTAACAGCAAGAAGAGCTTAGCCTCTTGCTGATGGGGGAATAGTTGCATTTCGGTTTCCTCGTTTTAAGTTGTTGCGATCATATCTGCATTTGTGCTAAAGTGCAATTTCTGTTTAACGACAGAAACGTAAAAACCTAAACCCTTAAAAGGAAAAAACCATGTCCACCAGAGTCGTAACCGGAAAAGTTCGTTTCTCATACTTCAGCGCATTGACTGCGCGCAAGAATGAAATGAACGGGAAAGAAGAGTTCTCAACGCAAGTGCTTGTCCCAAAAACAGACACCGAGACAGTGAGCCAATTGAAAGCGGCAGCCAAGGCCGCATTGACAGCCAAGTTCGGAGACAAGATTCCGAAAACAGTGCGCAATCCCTTGCGTGATGGCGATACAGAAGTCAAATCTGATGGCGGCCCACTTGGCCCAGAGTACGCTGGCCATTATTTCTTTAACACCAAAAGCACAAACAAGCCTGGTGCAGTGGATGCCCATGGCCATGACATTCTTGGATCACAAGATATTGTCTCTGGCGACTATGGCCGCGTGTCTTTAAATGCCTATGCTTATGACCAGGCAGGCAACAAGGGCGTGTCGTATGGCTTAAACAACATCATGCTTTTGTCTAAGGGTGACTCGCTGGGTGGTGCAAAGCCAACAGCTGCCAGTGACTTTGGCGTGGTGGCAGGCAAAGGCTCTGCACCAGTGGCCGAATCAGTCGATAACGACTGGTGATTTGTCGATCAGTTTATTAAGCGCTAAGTGCAATTGATTGACTGATGTCCACAGTGGCTCCACAGTTCCAGACAGCCATCGGCTGACCTGGGACTGCTGGATGCCAGCCTCATTGCATACCGCAGCCATGGTTATCTTGTGAGCCTTGGCCTTTGCCTTGATATCGTGAATTGATTGCATGACCGCATTCTAATTGCGCTTTATGTATAAAAACAACACATAAAAAATAATTCTTTACAGATAGT